TTAAACGAAAGAGTCCAGGATTTATTACAGAAATAGTCAGGATCTGTAACATCCACTACAGTTCTAATTGTTATTGGTATTAAATTATTTTGATCAGACATCTTTTATAATTCTAGGTTACTTATTGGTTCACAAACTTAAAAACAAATAAAATCAAAAGGAGGTGTACATGGACTATTACCACTAAGTCCAGTAAACTCAACAGTAAAAGTTGGTCCAGAGGTTGGACCTACTACTTGATAAGCTGATCCAATACACACATATAAATCTGTTACAGGTGAAGTAGATCTCATTACAATAGGATCACCGTATGTTTCACAAATTTCCATATCAAATGGTAATACATTATAATAATAATACGGTATAGTTGTTGTACTAGATGAAGTGGTAGATGTACTAGTAGATGTGGAAGAGGTAGTGGATGTGGTTGGTGGACATTCATCATCTACACATTCTTCTTTTATTGTATATGTTCCACAAGATTCATTCACCGAAGGATCAGAACCACACACTCTATATGTTTCACCTTTTACACTTGGTATACTATCAAATTGACGATTGCCTAAACAATCTACCCATGAAAATGGAACTCTACCTCCACAAGACTCATTAAGAACTTCAAACTCTATACATAGGCAAGGATTAGGAATCTTTGTTGTAGAAGATGTAGATGTAGAAATTGTACTTGATGTAGTGGTTGTAGGACAATAGAAAGCAACCTCCTCTATATAGAACTCTTTTGTGGTTGCATCATATTTAACTCTTGGATCAATAGGAATGTAATCAAGTTTTGTTACAATCACCCTATCATACTTACTGTCATATACACCATGAAGTCCTATTCCGTTGAAATGATTGTCTGTATCAGCGTTAGGGAAATATCTTAAGATTTCAAATGCCAGATGATCTGTAAAGAACCTATTAAGTCCTGAACCAAATCCTGAAAGGTCTGTAGCTTGATTACCTGCAAGAAGGAACACTTGTCCTCTCTTAGCATCAGCTGTAACTTGTCCTTGAGGAATCTTAAGAAGCATTTTGTTCTGACTTCCTACATATCCAAGATCTGTTTCTGCAAAATCTACAGGAGGAGCACTCTTAAACAATGTATCATTACCAAGATAGGCAGCTTGAGGATTACTTGTTTGTACAGTCAATAAGGTGTTGTACAACAATGACTTATTCTCAAATCTAGCTAGAACAGCTCTGTTCTGAATACCATCTAGAGATAGAAGTTTACCATAGTTCTGAGGGAAGTCAAATGATGATATTGGACGGTAGATTAACCAACTGTTTACAACATCATTTACAAAACTTTGTTGACGATCAGAATATATAGCTCTGAATGGAAAATACGTATTACAAAGCAATGGTTCCCAATCTACAGGTAGATGTGCGAAGAAGTTTTCTTTATTCTGTTTAGAATAAGTTACATTGTAAAAATATGTATTATCTTGAGCTATTGATACAAAACTCTCTTGAAGCCAATCATCAGGAATATCTGTACTCACGTGAGGCCAGAAGTCACCTTCTTTATTATTGAATGCTTGTCTAAGGTCTACGTTAACACTACTCTCACAATACAAATATGGAATACCATAAGCAAATAAGTAGAAGAAACCATCATAATATGTTTCTGTAGTTCCAGCATCTACCTGTCCTGGTGAATCTGGTGCTCCACTAAAGCAATCAAAGTTGTGAGCTTTGTATGAAATAATATTAGAGAATGTTTTTCCGTTATATGTGTAATCTTCTAGAATAGATCTTGATGAATGCCAATATCTAGGATAGGCCACATTACCAATCTCATCATAGAATATGTCTGAATCATCAGGAGCATTTACACGGTTATCTATGAAGAAAGGAAGTTTTGTCTTAAATGCAAATCTAGAGATGAATGTATCTCCACCAAATACTGTAGCTTGAGATGCTAGATTTGTACTAAAGTCTAATTGGAATCCTGTATCTATTGTATTATAAGAATACATCTGACCCCATTGATTTACAAACTCATTCTTCAAAGATGCATAGTATGCTACAGTAGTTATATCTTGTGGTTTGTTTGGAGTGCTACAAGCATTTCTACTAGATATTGTAAATCTAGAAACATCTTCTATTAATCTGTTACCTCCTGAAGGATTTAAACTAGGTGTATCACTTGGGAATGGAAGAGCAGTCACTTCAGTCTTTGTTTTCAAATAAACAGAAGATTCTCTATTCCAGTTGTTAATATTAAAATCATCACCAACTGATTGTACACCAGGAATCAAATACTGAGATAGTTCAAGATTTCTTTGTTTAACTCCAAGATTATTTGGTATAGATGCACAATAGTCATAACTAGCTATAGAGTTGAAAGATTGAGCATAGTTTCTTCTTGTAATACCATTTACATAAATTGTAAGATAGGCTTGATATGCTGTAAAAGCACCTGTAGCATCTGTTTCACCATCTACTGTTGCTACATTAAACGATGAATCTAATGCTTTCTGCTGAGCATTTTTACTTAAGAGTTTATAATTAGCGTTGTTTTTAACTTCAACAAAATGAGCATGACCAGCTCCATACATTACATTCTCAAGCTTAAGAATCCTTCCTAAGAAAGGTTGTCCAAATGATGTCTCAGGAGAATTAAATATTTGTCTGTATTTTATATTCTCATCAGTGAATGCATTAAGTGGTTTCTCAGGACCGCAGTCATCATTTGTTACTGTTGTTATTAAACTAACGTCTCTCTGACATCTGCACCAATTAAAAGTTCCACTATCACAAGTGGATGTATCATCACCTACTGTTCCACCAATTTCAACAATTATAGAACCTGGTTCGCTATAATCATAATTCTCAAAAGGATTTGTACCATCAATTGTTTGACAATCAAAACTACTTTCACCTTGAAGAAAAGCTGAACGATCTATAAAATCTGTATTGTTATTTGTAAAAGGATCTTTATAAAATATACGATATCCCTCACATCCATCACAACCTGTAGCTCTATACACTTGATAATTTGCAGGTCCTATTATAGCACCACCTGTAAGATGTTTAGGTCTTGTTAAAGAACATACAGTGATTGTTTCACCGCTCACCATATCTTTAGCAGCAGTTCTTCCTGTATTAGGATCTGTTATTTGGTAAGTTCCTGTTGTTGTACATCTTATCAACCATGATTTTGATTCAAGAGTGTATGCGTTATTACTTGTATTTAAAAACTTATCTTCATTAAGATCATTGTATGGATAGTTAGGGAAGTAGTATTCTGTTTCTTCTCTTTTATATTTTCCAACATTTCTCAAGATACCTTTAGCAACAATAGACTTGTTTGTACCACGATCACCTCTCACTATCTTAAATCCAGCAATATCATTCTTTTGTACAGAAGTAAGACTTGATCCATTAATTAATCCTTGTATTTGATCTATATCAATCTTCACTCCTATAGGAAATACAGACCTTTTTGATTTCATTTCCACTGAGTACTTTCCAGAAACAATGGTTGGTGTAGCACTCTCAAATATAGGACTCACTAATACATCTGGAAACTTATGATGTCTAATAGGTTGATTAGCAAGTTCTCCCCATACAAGTTCATTACAAGGATATACCTCTTCAGATTCCCAATAAGCAAATTCACCAAATTCATATGGCGTAGCACTTCCAATAGGATCTCCTGTAGCAAGTCCTGTTACAGAAGCTGTGTTGTATATCTTCCAATATGGACTATATCCTATTCCTGTACCAGGATCTACATACTGAGGTTCACCTATAAAATCAGGATCGGTTGTAGGAACATCTGGCAGTCCTAACTCATTAAGGTTCTTAACTCTACCAGGAATATGAAAACCTTCTGTCTGCTTACCATTCTTCAAGAGAAACACGATCTCAAACGCATACACCTCATCTCTAAGATAGCCTCTTAGATTTGTAGCATTTAGTTCGTCTGAATAGTTTTCATTATCTGGAATCTTGTATGTCTGCCACTGAAGTTGAATTTGGTTAGCTATTCTCTGATAGTTCACCTTATCTATGGATGTAAGGTTATCCCAGATTAGAATATCCTGAACAGCTGTAATGTCTTGAGCAATCTCGTAATACGGAAACTTCTCAAATATATCATTGATTGTAAGTCTAACTTGCTCTTGATTCTGCCCAGTGTAAGTTATTCTTTTCTCATTATCATCAATGAAATAAGTTCCTACAAGTTCTACAGATGTAATGTTATTAATAGTCTTTATTACAGCTAGATTGAAATATTTAAAGTATCCTGTAACATCTATATTATTAATACTTAATACAATAGACTTACCCACCTCATAATTAAAATTAGGAGTGGTAAGATTGATATCAGCAATAGGAGTGGGATTGGTGACAGAATAATAGGAAGTGTACCCATCTCCTACAGAGTCACAATATTGAATAGCAAATTGATAAGTACCAGCAATCAAAGAACCACCAGTGGTGACATCTTTAACTGCTAATTGTGGAATATCAAAGTCTGGTTGTATGTTTAATTTATTACAATCAACAATAGGAATAGTCTCATTATCACAAACATCTGTTCCTGGTTTAACTGTATAAATACTTGTTATGTCATCTAGATTTAAAAATCTTCTTTGATTCAGTCCATCTGTCCAATATATCTCTGTAGTGCAATTAGTGATTTTGTGTACAGCTTTATGTATTGGATAGTATATGTTAAAGTTTAAACAATCAGCATTCACGTATGTACGATAGATGCAATCATTGTTTAACATAAATCCTATCTCAGATTTCTTAAGATCAGGATTAGCTAAGAAGAATACGTGCTTGTTTTGTTCTGCAATAAAATGTTCACCTATTACACGATATCCTGTTGGAAAATCTAAACAAAACTCATTACCAGGTTCGTTCTGATAGTTAACAGAGTTTGCATCAAAATTCTCAACAGAAGCATTCAATGCATAGCTAAGAGTACCTTTTGGTATTTGATTTACAGACTGGTCCATATTCATACCAGTTCTACCATTATTATACTCAAACCTTACATTTCCAGCACCTAATGATTGTTCTTGTTCTTGTTCAGCCATTTATCTTTATATTAAGTGTTACGTCTTAACCCATATCTATTAGTTCTATTGGGTAGTTCGTACATGTTAAATCTATTGAGATCGTTCTTTATTCTTCTTTGTTTAGCCCAAGCATCTTGTTTCTTAATCTCTATATCAGCCATGATGAATGCTTCTTCTGACATTTGCTTATAGTAGACAAGCTTCTGTTGTATCTGTTGGAAGGTCTCATCATTTATCTGATTCGAGAGAGTTTCAAACACTTTATACTTAATGAAAGCTTCTACATATTCTCTAATACGATAGTTGTCAGGAATCATTTGATTACCGTTGTTATCATACTCTGTAGCGTAGAATATTAAATGAACCACTCCATTTCTAAAGTTGGTTACAAACTTATTGTCTCTAACATCAAATGAATCTACTGAAGATGCTCCTGGAGTAAAACTTCCTATAGGACTTCCAGCATGTCCATACATTTCCCAGTTATCATTATATCCTACAGCACATTTAGCTTGTGCAGATATGTTTCCTGGTTTAAGAAGATATTCATCTCTGTAAGATCTAGCTATAGAGTTATTTGTTTTATACACAGCTTGAATAAGTTCAGGCATACATGTACCATCACATCCTGGATTTTGACATCCTGGATTATTGCAAGGTGTACCCCCTATTGTTAGAGGAGAAACTTGTATAGTGGATTGTGTAGCAGCTTGAGAGTAGAATGAGTTAGCTGATTGGTATGGGTATTGTGGAATCTCTGAGCACATCCAGGCTTCCCTTACAGCAAAGAAGTTATCTGGGAGCCTTGCTTGAAAATCCTCTATATAGAGAATCTGTTCAGAGATGACATATGATGATCTTCCTAGTTTTCTAAGACACTTATCAGTGTACGTAGGAAACATAAGATCATCTACAGCTCCTGTATCAAAGTAGCTCTTTAGCTCTTCCTTTATTGTGGAATACACTATTTCAGGAGACGTAAAATTGTATTTGTAGTAGTATGACATTTTATATTATTTTTTCCACTCTCTGTAGATGTGTTGATATTTATTATCAGTTTTGATGTAGTGAGACAAAAGTCTTGATGTTGTACGAGATGGTTTAAAATACCAAAGATCTGTAGTCTTAAGTCTTGCTGTATCTTTGAACCACATCCATCCAAAAAAGTAACCCTCAGTGTGGTAATTAAAATTGTATATCCTTTTCCCCTTTTCTTTTGTCTTTTGCCAATCTATTGGTAGGTTGACAAACTCATCATTAAGTCCTTTCTTCTTTCTACGCTTCTTCTTGTTAATAGAAAACTCACCAAAGCCAAAAGGCATTTTAGCTTTCTCACCAGTTTCTAATATATAGTTCTTGAACGATTCGTTGAAAGAATAGAGAATATTTCTCCATTCATCAAATGTAAGTTTTATTGATGGGTGCTTCTTACAGAAGTTGTTGTAGTTTTCTTTGCTTGCAGATCTCCAATCTATTTTTACTCTCATTAGCTTCCAGCTGGGGCATTTGGTGCTTGTCCATCTATTCCGTTATCTGTTAAATCAGTTTTTAATGTGAAGTATGTAGAAAGTAGTTTCTGTGAAGTGAGTTCTAACACCTGCTTCTCTAGATATCCAGGTAGAGCGAATTCCTTATCAAGAGGGTTTTTACACCAATCTTCATCAGTAGGTTCATTACTTCCACACCCACACTCAGGATACATAATCTCATTAGGAACATCTTGTTCAAAGAATGCTGATATTCTAATTGCTTGTAATAATGGATTGCTAACATATAGATAACCATTCATTATCCAATAGTATTCTTCCTTCTTGATGATAGGAAGTTTAAGTAGATTTACATATCTATTTATAGTTATTTCTTTTAGTTTCTTACCAGAACCACTCATTGCATTTATTGAGTAAACACCTTGTATGAGATATTGGTAATTTCCTTCACCTATGCGTGGAAGTTTAAATCTACTTCTAGCCACTGTGCAAGGATCTACATATTCACAACATTCAGAAATAGGAACTTCTACCATTTCCAAACAAGGAATGGTAGTGAATAATGTATTAGTAGCCCAGAGTTTTCTTAGATTAGTTTCTCTCTTTACTAATAATAAAGTGTTGTTTCTAATTTCAGATGCAATTACACGATCTGTAATCAATTCATCTGTAGAAAGCAACTTATGCATTCCACGAATATCTGAAACTAATTTTCTTAATGTTGCCATGTTGTTTAAATTCTTGATTCAAATTCTCCTATCTTTCCGTGCTTAGGATGATATATGAGCACAAGACCAGCTCTTATATTGTTAACATAGTTATTATCTAAATGCCATCTATCAGTTCCTGAAAGAGAAGGCATCTGTTGTATTCTTACACCTTTCACCTCTTTAGCCATGTAGTGATGTTTATCACCTGTGTGGATTTCTCTATATTTAGCAGCACCAAAATCAAAACTATCCTTACCTGTAGCAAACAACAAAGGAAGCTCATCTATCTTACAATTACCATGATGATAACCAATGAATGTACTTCCTAACACTACAGATTTTGTTACTGAATGTTCTCTCTGGAAGCTAACATCAGTGTAAACACTAAAGAACACCTCAAGAGCATGTGCTAGGTAGAAAGACTTTGTTCTATCATGATTACCTTGAACTAGGATAACTTCTACGTGCTCACTCATAGCTCTCAGGTAGTTGATGGTTGTAACTAGAAGATCAAACCCTGCTTCATACTCATTATCATATCCTGTAAGTACATCTTGAGGTGTACCTGCTGTAGTTTGATTTTGGTAGTTATCTGTATGGAAGAAGTCATTTGATATAGGGAACACAATTGTGTTTATACTAAATGAGTTTCTCACCTTCTCTACAAGATTATAAACAGTTGTAAGATATTGCACCTTCTTATCTTCCATAGTCTCTCCTTCTAGAGTCTTTTTAGCTAAATGGAAGTCAGCTATGGAAACCTCAATATCCACTTCTTCATACCCCCTCTCATCTTCACCTTTATCTACAAGTAACACTTTTGGTTCGTAGTTCTCTAGAAACTTAGCAAAGTCTTCTGGTGTGTAATCCTTTGGTTGTCTGAGAGTTGCAAACACTGAACTTGTAAACTTACCATTAGGCTTTTGTTTAGTCCAGTAGTTAGAAATCTTATACTTGTCTAGGTTTATTTTATGTAGTTTTGCTAGCTCAATATCATCCTTAGGCTCAAAACTTGTTTCAACTGTAGATTCTAATGTTCCTTTTTCATTATTCACCTTTACAACCATCTCCTCTAGAACATCAATGTAATGTGCAACCTCAGCATCATCCCTCACTCTTTCTTTGTTTCTTAGCTCTTTTAATAACTCATCAACCACTTCTTCTGACACACCTAGCTTTTCAGCATAGACTTTTTTACTTTTCTTCCAGCCAAGCATCTGCTCTAACTGGGAAAGCAAGCTTTCATTTACTGCCATATATAGTTTTTATTGGTTAAATTAGTATAAAGGTATGAATATATTTTATATATACCAAATCTTTTTAACTAATTTAATTATATAAGTTAATCAAATTCGTTATAAAATAAAAACTCCCAGGGTAGAAACCCTAGGAGCTACCCTGTAAAACCAACAAAACAGGATTTTTTATATTATAATGAACAACTTGATACGGAATCAATTGTTCCAAGACTATCTATTACAGTGAAGCAATCTGAAAAATCAGAATAATATCCATTAGGAGCAGGAATTGTTAGTCCTGCATCTGTATATAACACTGAAGATATTCCTAACACCATATCTGCACTATAGTATGTTGTAGTCACTAATCCTGCACAAGCACCTGAACAACTGATGTCATCATATAATAATTCAAATAAATATGATGGAATACCTGTTGTAGTGCTAGTTGTTGTTGTACTGCTCGAACTAGTAGTGGTAGTGGTACTCGAACTACTAGTAGTTGTAGTGGTTACAGGACAATCTCCATCCACTGTACAAGGATCAATTCCACCAATTATGGTTATTGAACCATCTCCAGTTGAATAACTGATTGTATCTAGTTGAGCACAAAAAGTAATATCTATATTAGGACCTGTCCAAGTTTGTTTTACTCCCTCACAATCAAACCATTCAACTACATAAAATCCTACACTTGTTACATTATAACAATAGCATTCTGGAGGTAATGTAGTTGTAGTGGTTGTTGTTGGAGAACAATCTTCATTAACTGTACATAGATTTCCTGAATTTGATATAATTAAAGAACCATCTCCTCCAAATTCAGCAATGCTACCAAGCTGAGCACATATATTTATATCAAAGTTAGAACCTATAAATGAATGATCAATTCCTATACAATCATTCCATGTAATTGTATATTCTCCAACTGCAGTGAGATTAAAGCAATAACAATCTGTTGGAAAAGGTGGAGTAGGAGTTTCGGTTGTTGATGTACTTGTTGTTGTAGGAATAGGACCAACTGTAATAGGAATGTCTATGTAGTTTTTACAAACACCGTCTGACATCACTCTAACTACAGTTGTTCCATCAGGAGCAGAATATGAGTTATATCCTAGTTCCAAATTTAATTTTGGAACTCCCACTTCAAATGCTGATATAAACCCATCAACATCTGAATATAAATTAAAAGGGCCTGTATCACTCCCTGCTACTGTTAAAACTATGTATATTGTCATATTTTATTTGGTTTTTAAATTACTATTCTTAATTCTCCTGTAGCTGTTCTATATATAGTACCAACTACAAGACCTCCTACAAGTGCTGCTGCATTGTTTGCATATACAGGTAGATTTCTAAATATATTCTTTTCAGCATTGAATATATTTGTATCTTGTGTTCCAAAACTAGCATCAGCAATATCTCCTTGAACTATACCATAAGAATTTGTTATTGTTCCTTTTCCTAGAGTTCCATCAATATATCTTTTCTGAGATTCAATTAACAATCCTATAGAGTTAGTTAATGTCCCATACCATGCAGGAGTAGGACCAGATCCAGTAGGAAGAGGAACGGTTGGAGAGAGTGCTCTAAATGCAATGTATGTAGTTAAATTTGTTGGAGTTGTTGATATAACTCCACCAACAGGCTCTCTTTGAAAAGTAGAAGATGCAGTGACTGAACATAATGTACCAGTTATACTAGCAGCTGGAGCAAAATAAACACCACCCCTAAGTCCAGTCATATATGAAAAACCAAAATCCACAGGTTGTGTAACTCTACCTCCAGATAAAGCAACACCACCACCAAGTCCTGTCATTGAAGAAATATTTGTAACTAATGGACTTGTTGTATTAAGTAGATATACTTCACTGTTTGTAGCCGTTGCACCAGTTCCAACTATAGTTCTTGGGTCTACTTGATTATATACAAATAATTTTATAGATCCTGCTCCTGGTTCAAACCCAATACCAACTTTATTATTAAATAGTGTTTTACCATTAATTGAATTTACATCATCTGTTCCTAACTGTTTAATTCCATAAGAGTTTGTAACTGTACCAGTTCCAATTGGACCATTCTGAGCTTCTATCTGTAAACCAACCATTTCTGTAATAGTTCCATTATATCCTATGAGTGTATCAGCAACAGGACGCATAGCTCTATATACAATCACTTTATCAATATTACCACTAGGACCTCCAAGAGAAGCTTTTGCAAATTGAGCTTGAGCAGCATGTGCTGAACAAGTTCCACCTGAAACATTTCTACCTGTACCAAATTGAAAATAACTAAGTCCTCCTGTATACGTACTAAGAGGATTTAATGCTTGAGCACCTGTACCATCAAAAGAAAAAAACAATCTTGAAGCACTACCAATATAAGAGGTTGCAAATGCTGTATATGTTCCTGCAGTTGTTAACTCTGTAGCACTACTTGAAGCACCTGTAACTGTTTTACTTGAACCTGGGAGACCTACTTTAAATGTATTTAGTCTTATATCTGTGTTATCAGTTGGTAAATATGGTGTAGCACCCATACCTACATTACCAAAAAAATAACTTTGTGCACTTACAGATAGGTTTCCAGTGATAGCTATTCTATCAACACCTGAAGTAGGATTTGGACTAGCAGTACCAGGAAGAATTTCAATTCCAGTGGTGTAAGTGGTTGCTGATTTTAATGCTAAAGTGTATGTAGAAAGATCAATTGATGTGTTGGTTAAAAGAGGTCCACCAAGCTTAACCGTTGTTCCTGAAACACTAAGACCATTATTAGCAGAAACTAATCCTGAGGTTTTTGCTACAAGATTACCATCTGCAGTTCCACCCATATACCAATATTCTACAGCATTACTTGTAGTTCCAATAAGTACAGTGAGACCAAGGTGTCTTCTTGATAGAGGTATTGCTGTGTTAGCAGATAATACGGTTGAGAACGGTTGATTTGTATCAGTTGTAAAATATCTGGCATCTAAAGGTTTGTTTACAGATATAGCCAGATTATCATTGTATTGTATTGCCATTTTATATTATTTTTTTATTTGATTTTAAACTGGATTATTTCTTAAATCCCAAACAATTCCAGCAGCACTTGTTTGTTGACTTCTACTTATATACACTGAGAATGGAACACTTGACCAATATCCATCTGGTGATGTAACATTTTGTGTAACTGGAGTGGTCCATATACTTGAAGGATCTAAATCAACTCCAATAGCTGCAACCGTTGGGTTTGCAGAAGTGTTCCAACTTTTCTTCCTTGTATACAAACTATAATGAACAAACCATATGTATTCACTTGTTGAAGCAAATGTAATACTTAGTGTACCATCAGCAGAAGCTAAAACTTTATTTGCAGTGCCTGCAGCTATTGCAGCAGCAATTGATGCTGGTGTAGGAACACTTGAAGATTTACCCCAGAAGTATGGATAGATACCTGTTATTGTTTGTACACTACTCTCAAATCCTGTAGATGCAGCTTGTGGACCAACTTGAGGACTGTTCCTAACTTGAGGAGTTCTTGTATCTAAATTACCAAGACTGTCTTTAATAGCAACACCAGCATTGTAATTACCATCAACTTTATATTGTATAGATGATGATGTACCACTTGATGGGGCAGGCATAGCAAATATGTCTGAATATGCAGATGTTGCAGTGTATATAAAGTTTGGATTGTTTAGATCAGCAAATCCAAATTGAGTGGGTAATACAGGTCCAGCAGATGGTGTAATCGCAGTTATATTTGAACCAAGTTGATTGAAAAGTCCAGTGTTGATCTTTTTGAATATACGGAATTGTGTAAATGCACCAGCTGCGTTTTTAGTTGCAGATGGAGTTAATAGAACTGTTATTGATTTACCAATCTCTTGAAGTCCACTTGGTACTGTTCCAAATCCAATTGTAGGATTTGCATATGTAGGAAGTTGTAAAGGGAACAATATCAAATCCAAAACTTCCACCAGTGTTTTTGTTTTCCAAAAACTAGCAAGAGCAGGTGCAGCACCTCCTACTTGAACAGATGTAACATCATCTGGAACAAGTGTATTGTATATTGTACTTAGTTCATTTGGAGCAGAAAATTCAAGACCTACATTATCATCAAGTGTAATGTTATTAGAGATACTTGACGGTAATGCTCTTCTAACTACACCAAGACTTGTCTCTGTAAGGATGTAGTCTGGGTTTGAATCTACAACAAGACCAGTTATAGATAGTGTATTTGTTGGATTTGTTCCAATTGATGTATTTTGTACTAATGGTCCTCCAAGCTGAATGTTGTTAAGAGTTTTTAAAAGACCGTTATTAGCTGTTATCGAAGATCCAGGAGAAGTACAAATAGCATCATCAATTTTTTGTAAAGCTGTACAAAGTGTGTCGCAAGCTTCTATACCTGTACATATAAGATTTGGTCCAGAGTATACAACACCATCACAGCTAATTCTACTGTTAGGATTGCAAGGATCATCTGCACATCCAGAGTATATGGTTTGTGTATTATAGCAAGGAGTTCCAGGAGAACAAGACATATTATTATTATTTATAAGATTAAGGAATGTACATTATATAATAGCAAGCGATTGCTGGTTGATTATTAGCATGAGGAAAACCACCTCCTTCTTCTGCGTTTGTTACAAAAACATTTTGACCTACACCTGTTCCTTTTAACCCTGTTACACTACTTTGAGTTTGTAAAGTGGACATTGCATAAGTAGTAACTTCTCTTTCATCACTAGAAAATTGAGCTCTATTATTAGTAATTCTAGTTTCATAATTATGTTGATGACCAGGATCATTAATTGTAACTGTAGCAGTGTGTGTATGTGAAGGTATTTGTGGTCTACTTAATGTAACACTATTTGTTCCTGCTTTTGTAAACAAATTGTATGTTGGATTAAGTCCTCCAGGTGCAACAGCAGCATCCATTCCTGTACCAAATGTAACACCTACACCAACTCTACCTCTTTTATCTGGAACACCAGGATTTTGACCATTACATAGATAGATCTTTTCCCAAGGTGTACCTTCAAAACCTTTACCTGAACTATCAAAAACATTTATATCTCCATAGTATTCAACTGCAGTGTAAGGAACCATCTTAGTGTAATACTTACCAGAATCAGCAGGAGTGTTTTGATTAATACACTCTATAATGAGAGTACATAGATCTGATAGTTTTACATAGTTTGTAGAAAGATCTATAGCTAGTGCAGAAAGGTCTGATTCAATTCCACACACTTTTGTAATGATCTCTTGAACAACAGTATGAGTGTTTGATGACTCAGTGAAAGTTGTAAAACATCCTGGGAGGTATGGAGATTCAATAACATCAATTCTATCATTTGTAGCATCAAGTTCTGTTTGTAACTCACAAGCTGCTTGAATAAGAGCATTGAAAAGATTTACAGCAGTGAGGTCTTCACAAGTTGGAAGATACTTTTGAACCAGATTACATATCACAGTTGTTTCTGGGATAGTTATTTTAATCCCTGTACCATCTAAAGTGGAAGTTAGGAACGTTATCAAAGCTTGCTCTACATAAGATAGAGAGTCACCTTTCTTTATACCAAGAACAGGAACATCAATTCCTGTATATTTAACACACTGATCTGATACTATCTCAGTGCAACCATTAAAGCAATTTGAACAGGCCATTTATTTATTTTTTAAAAGTTTAACTCTACTAGCAATCTTATTTGTTGTAAAATGACAAGCATAGTCTGGATTGCAAAGCCTATGTGTCAGTATTCTTTTGTAGTTTAGCAAATCACTAATTGCTATTCCTTGTATTGGACGATTTAAAGAGAACACAACATTGTTGTATTCATCTTTAGCAAGCTCTGTAAGTCTGCAGTCAATCTCAGATAGTAATGATGAAATGTTAGAACACTCTAAACATTCTGTAAGTCTGGGTGATAACATTTTTTAATTTTTTAATTTGTCCGTTGCAATAAGCACACATACCATTGATTAGCTGACATCCGCATCCTACATTAGCTCCACATTTTGAACATTTTGCCATATTAGTAAAAGTTGGTTATATAATTATTACCAGAACATCCACAATCGCTCTTCATAAAGTTTGTAAGCATTTTGTTTGCCTGGTTGTAAAGTTTATTAGCTTCATCTATAGCACAGTTATTAGCTGCTGCTATTGAACCTTGAATAAAAAAGTAGATGCTGTTTAGATCTACTTTCTGTTGTGTCTTTATAGCTCTATCACACTCCATCATGTCTAGTCTCATAAATGCTGTATCAAACTTCTCTTGAAGCTGATCAACTCTCATTATCGATCTTTCTACAAAATTATTGTATGCAGGAGCAATTGAATATTTTAAGAAGTATACACCATCTGGCAAAGGAAGATCTGGATCTCCTACAGATGTTATTCCTAAAGAGGTTGAATTGAATACATTTATTTCTCCAGGATTAAATGGTAGATTAACACTTCCAAAACCTGGTACAGTGATTTCAATTGATGGAGCAGATGGGGTTGTTGGATATACAGAGATATCATTAATAGCTAATGTCTTGCTATTATATGTTGGAACAACTAGTATATCTAATTTTAAATCTGCCATAGTGTTTAAAATAATTATGCCAGAGGATTCTGAGAATTAATCCTCTCACCCTCTGGCATAGGTTATATGATTTCTTTTATATTCTCTTAAGGAATATTTGTGCTTGTAGTTGTAGTGCTAGGCCAAATTGTAGTAATTGTACTAGTAGTAGTGATACAAGTGTTATCGCTACTTACAGTTCCTAATGCATCTTCCAAAATAGTCTCAAGAGTTGCTGCAGCAGCTTGTGGAACAGCAATGATTACCATTGAATCTTCTTTGATGTAGTCACCCCAGCTATAAGCTGATTTGTCATACTCATTGAATTTGATGTAGTAGGTATCATAAGTTGTACCATCACTCACCCAAGATTCAAAGTTTTCGTTGTAACCAACCATTCTGTAAAGATGCTTCAAGTAACCAGCTTGGTAGCTGTAGAAGTTCTTTTCCAATTGCTTAATCTCATCAGATGTTCCATCAGGATAAGAAGAACGCTGAGTGATTACAGCATTAGCAACAATGTTACAATTGTCAGCAACAATAAAATCAGCAGTAGTAGCAGGACCAGAATAAACGAAAGTACGGAAGTACATTCTGTCATATTCGTAAGGGAATGCAGCCACATCACAAGGTTGACCATATCTAGTCAAAGCCTTACCAGAGATACGCAAGATTGCATTTGCATCATTACCAACTCTTTGGAATTGATAGAATGTGTTGAAGCTAATGTTGTCTGGGTTGATACCAGGACCTTGTTGTTGAAGCTTCAAGATGAAAGCATCAATCAAAGCAGGAACATCAACAGTGTCACAAGGATCACCACCACAATCACAACAAGGTGCTTGTACAGTTACTGAACGTGTGAAACCATTGAAATACAAAGTGTCAATGTAAGAAGAGTGTGCACGTAATGTTAAAGTTACGATATCACCACATTTTACATTCCAACCACTTACATCAGTCACCTGAGTAGCAGCTGTAGGACAACCTGTAACTTTGTACCACTCAGTTACGTTTGACTTACAAGAACCTTCAATACATCCAGCAATTTTGTCCGAACGCTTAGAACCTTGCAAATAAGTGTTTGTTCTACCTTGTGCAATGTAGAAATAAGGGAAATTCCCAGGAGTGTTTGTAGCCACATAGTTGTTGGAAAAAATACCAACTTGACCAGCAGCTAAATTCTGCGTAGATCCAGAGCTAGGAAACGTAGTTTGTCCTACTGGCACTACGAAGAGCGTAGTTAATGAAAAATCTGCCATTTTGTTTATATTTAATTGTTAAAAATTATTCGTTTGTCTGTATTCTAAGTTGAGCACTTTGTACTGCAGATTGGTTCTCTGTGTACATAGCTAAGTTTTGAACTGTGAGATCTAGGAGCTCATCTTCAAGATAGGTTTCTAATTCACAATCTTGATCTATAGAGGGTGTACCGTCAAACTTGATATATCCTTCTTTATCTATGTATTTAGGATATCTCATGTACGATACATAGATCTTTGTTGGTGTGAAAGTACCATCTGTAAAGATTGATATTTCATCAGAGGATAAGAAGTTGAAAGTCTCTTGATACTCAAACGATGGTTTGTAATGTTCATTGTTTAGAATAAACTGTAGATCACCATGTTTAGCAAGATCTCTATTAATCCAAATCTTTCTATCTTTACATCTTCCTTTATCAGCTAATACATAACTATCTAAGTAGAACATGTATTTAGGAGTTAGGATATCTGTCTTAGCAGACCATTGATTTAATTGTGGATTCTTGACTTTAAGTTTCAAAGGTTGATTGTTATACGTAACAACCAGACTTTGAAGATCTTCATATCGCTTTTTGAAAGCATCTAGTCCAAGTCCAGATACTGTGCTTTGACCATCAACCTTTTGCTTTATAAGCTTAATCTGAGCTTCATTCAAAGCTAAAATCTTATCTTCTAACTGAATCTGTTGATGATCATTAGTAGATAGTTTATTTAGTCTTTGGTCAATCTTATATAATAAACTATCTACTGGTATCATACGGAAGCTAGTTTCTTAGTTTTTAATTTTTGTTCTAGGGTAATTAGTTCATCCTGATTATCATCATCAGCAAGGAACTTAACAAGATCATCTTCATCTTTAGCCACTTCAAACTCACCCTCATAAACCTTACCATTAGGTTTCAATCTATATACAGAGTGTGTAAGTGCTTGTTTCACAAGATCTTTGATATGGAGAAGGTTTTCTTTCATGTCAGCAAATCTGTTAAAAACTTCTACAGGATTTAGTCCTTGGAATTTACCATTCTTAAATTCTGTTTGTTTCAACATATTGTCCACTAGATTGTAAACCATTTCTTCTTTACTATCATCTGTTACAGGAAGTCCCAACAATCTTGCAACTTTCTTTTTCTTATCAGGAGTCATTGAGTCAAACTTAACAATAGCTTTATTGATAAGTTGTTTCTTCTTGAACATCACTGCATTTTCAATCTCATCATCAGCTACATAGAATTGAGTTTCTGCAGCATATTCACCACGCTCCCAAGCTTGATAACTAGAAGCAATTGTAGGATGAACACGCAACCATGAGAATGCAAGCTCTTGAAGAGGAATGTCTAGGTCAAAGTAGTTATCACCATCTAGAAGTTTTACAGACTGTACGTGTAATGTATCTTCTGTAGATGTAGAAAGACCATAGTTCCAAAAAGAAGAACGAGGTCCTAGGTTAACATCACCTAAAGCAGCTTCAAGTTTAGCCTTTAATGCTGTAACACGCTCAACTTCTAATTCTCTTTCAAGAGGATCACTGATTCTTCTGATGTATGCAGCATTAGGATCAAGTCCTGTTCTATACTGTCCATCAAGTTCTTTGTAAGGATATTTAAAAACTCCTGTTCCAGGAATCCTTGTTAATCCTTTTGTTGATAGTCCACCTTGCATTGTTTGCAACTGAGAATTGTTGTACTCTTTTTTAATAGTAGAGATTTTTCCTATCTTACCCATAATGTAGTTGTTTTTTATTGGTTTAATTTTGCAGAGAAGTGAACATCGAAGTTCTAAGCAATCAACATTTATTGATCCTCATCTCTGTAGTTTGAGAGGATGCTCCCTCCACTGAAGGAGGGAGAATCATCATCTCGGTAGGTTAACTCTAAGCAGTTCTTACGGTATGCTTTCGAGTATTATTAGAATTGTGGAATCTCTTCGATCAACACTGTACGTGATAAGTCTTCAATGAACACATCACAACGGTCTTTCATCCAGATTTCATATCCTGGGAATTTGTTAGCAGAACTCATACCCTGAGACTTAGCAAAACCTAAGTGGTGACGAGTACCATCAATATATCCCCAAGTCATAGAAGGAGCACCTTTCATTCTCACTTCACGAATGTTGTTAACCATTGAACCATCGCTCATAGGACTAACATCAAACACCATGAATACTGGAGTAGATTTCTTGTTCTGACCAAATTCCAAGTTAGATTGTGGAAGATCAAGTTCTTTCAAGTGAATAAGTTCAACACGTCCTGTTTCACGTGTAACCATTGCATCGAATGCAAAGTTATAAGTGATGTGTTGTCCTTCTCCTTGCATGTAACGATTTCCAGAATCAGCCATGAAAGTAAGACCGCTATTAAGAGCATCAGTCTTCAAAGCTTGTTGGAACACGTCAAAACCAGCTTCATTTGTATACATTTTAACCTTACGGTCTTTAACATCCACCCTTCTGTAGAAAAGATCTCCAAACACTGAACGAATCAAGTTAGCAGAGAACTCACCACGGTTGTATTGTACCAAGTTACCATTGTTACGCATTCTGTGATAAACACCAGCAGATGTACGCTTCAATTCTTGCTTAGAACCATTAGTCTTAACAGTACCTGGTTTAGACCAAATCATACGCTTAACTTTCAATTCAAGCATTGATTTACGCATCCAGAACTCAATAAATGGTTCCCATTTAACATCATTACGAGTTAAAGGTAATTGATTTCTACGCTGAGGAGCATACACCAAGATATCCAAAGGCTTACCTGAAGCATCTCTCATCATTTTGTCATCAGCCCACTCAGTGATCTTGTGCTCATAACCATATGCAGAACCCAAAGATTCAAACATAGTGATTTGCTCACCCAAACGAGGAAGACCTAAAAGATCTTGATCGAATTCACCAATAGCAGCATCAACCAATTCAAGCTCAATACCTGTTTGCAAGAATGTAGAAGATACGAAATCTACTGTTGGGTTGTCAGTCACCAAAGTGAAGCTGTACAAGAATCCCATGTTCCAAGGAACTGGATCTTTAATTACATAGAAACGAGGACCATATTGACGAGAACCTACAGAAACAATAGCGTTCTTAGAGAACTCGTTAGTGTCCAAAACAAGAGAAAACTCTTGACCATCGATACCTGGCTTAGATAGATTCATAGTTGAATCTGGGATAGCGATGATTTTAGGGAATTTGTAAGGAACAGCTACTTGCCATTTCCAAGCATCACTATTATTATCAATGTAATAAGGTGTGCTTTTGTTAATCATGTCTAAGAAGTCATTGCTGTACAATGAACTCTGTGTGTAAAGACTGATGATCTTTTTGTCATAATCAGCTGGTTCAGTACTGTGGAAGCTCTCTAAGTGATTCGCATCAGTAAGCTTACCTACAGCACGCTTATCCATAGAGGCTACTCTCGCATACGTAAAACCAGTTAAACCTGGGATTGTTTGAATTGCCATTTTGTTATTAATTTAAAATTTATGTTAATTGTTTATAAAAACCATGAACTCGATTTGTCTTTTGAACTAGTTGATTTGGCTGAACTCTTACTAACTTGTCTTGCAACCTCACCAAATAGTTCGTTTGATTTCTTACTTATTCCAGACTTCTGGATAGTAGAAAGGGTTGGATCTTTCTCCATAATCTTTAGAAGAAGAGCAACCTTCACCTTTGTTGCATGATTTTCTGGTCTCTTCAATTCCAAGATTGTACGATCAAAATCTGTGAGGGTTTCTCCAGATGGTGTTTTGTACTTATCTACTAGTAGGAAGTCTTGTAGTTCGTTTGCTAGTTTTGGATTGATAGGAATACCATCAAACTCTTTTGTCTTTAGCTTTTCTTGAAGAACGCTTTGGACGTTATTTATATATTGACCTTTAATAGCTTGCTTCTGTTGTAATTCTCTTTCTGCTTGTGCTTCCATTTGTTGAAGTTTAGCAGCTTCTTTCTTAATTAACACCTTGTGGTGTTTTGTAGCAACAGTTTCAAGATCACCGTAGTTTTTCAATCTTTCGATCTCTGTATCCACATCTTCAGGATCAAACCCTTGATCAGATAGTGCTTGTTTCAAGACCTTCACCTGATTGTTCTCTTGAGAAAGATCTAATTCAGCAAAATTTGCAACCTGATCGTATGTACCAAAGTAATCTTTAGGATTAACTCCTTTTACAAATATGGCTTCAAATGCTTGTTGATAATCTTCTCCAAACTGTCCTATGAAGTTATTTACCACTTCAATAGCACCTTTCTTTTTCTCAGCTTGGAATCTTTCAAGGAATTCCTCAGCTGTAGTGATTGGTTCTTCATCTTCATCCTCATCTCTAGAAAACACACCTAGTTTAAATAGGTCATTAGCTAGGGCTCCAAACTGACTAACTTCTTGTTCTTGTTCTTCTTCTTCATTAGTCTCTTCATCAGCTTGTGCTTCAGGAGCTTTTGTTTTTTGTTTAGCAGCAGGAGCTTCTTCCTCCTCTTCTTCCTCATCATCATCTCCCCCTAGTAAAAAGTCTTCAATAGATTTAGAAGCATCTTCTTTTTCAGGAGCTTTACCTTCATCCATAGTTTCACCTATAGATTTAGTAGCAGCTTTTTTAGTTTCCTTAGGAGCTTTGTCTTCTTCAGTTATTTCTTTAATATCATCAGGAGTAGAAGATGCAGTTTCAGGACCCATAAGATCATTCAAAAGTTCTGCATTACCCATTCCCATGTCCATAGTATTCTCAATACTAAAGTTTCCAAATGATGGAGTGTCTAAATTTTCAGCCATATGTAGTTAAGGTTTATTTGGTTTATTGTGTAAAATTATATTATAATCCGTTTAAAACAAAGAGGTTGAACGCTATATAAATCAAAATTCGCAATAATATAGCATTAATATTATTTCCCTTAATCAAGTTTGTTTAAAAAACTATCATTTATCAATCTATAGCTCCTAATTGGGGCAACATCAGTGAGTGTAACTTGTTGAATTTCAACACCCCACTTCTTAGCTTCAACCCTTGCTTTCTTGGTTAGGATGTTATCAAGCTCAGGATCTATACACTTTTCAGCAGGGAGAGATATTACAATATTTTTTATTATACTCAATGTCATGTCTGACAAAGCATCTGTTGCATCGTACACCTCTAGAAGGAAAGTTTTTACATCAGCAATCTTGTATTTAACCACCCCTTTCACCACAAAGTTCTGTTTATCAGCTGTATACAGAGATTGTGCAGGAAGACTAAGTGTTGTTACCACCACATGTTGTCTAAGAATTTCATCAGCAAATGGTATCTTTAGGTGAATTCCAGGAGTCAAGACCCTTTTAAACTTACCAAAGCTCAAGTGTACCCCCTCTTCATAGGAGGGGATAATGACCACTGGTAAGAGTTGGTCTATCCATTGTACTATTAATTCTACTAGTTTATCAAACATTACTTAGTCTTTTTAGCTCTACCTTTTGCATTCTCTTTAGCAACAGCTAGGTCATTAGCTTGATTTTCTCTAGCCACCTTGAGTTTTTCCATCTCTACAGCCATCTTATCAGATGCTTGTTTATTCTTAGAATTGATCTCAGCTAACTTCAATTGATAGTCTTTAGCAGCTTTCTCTTGTTCTTGAGACAATTTGCTCATCTCTAGAACGTCTGGTATTGCATTTCGATCAATATCTTCTGATTCAACCTTACCAAATCCTGTAGCCTGAATGATAGCAATCTTCTCTTTAGACAATCTATCAAGTTCTCTTTGGTAATCATCATTAGCTTGTTTCTCTTGAGCCATTTGAGCTTGTTGTTGCAACTGCATTTGAGCTTGTTCAGCTTGTTGTTGCTGCTGTTGTTGTTGTAATTGCATTTGCTGATCTTGCATTTGCTCTTGTCTTTCTTTAAGTGTCTTGAACACTTTCTTCATTTGTCTCATAGACTTAGTACTGTAAAGCTCAATGATGTCATATAAAGAACCACCATTTTGTATAACAGCTTGAGACAATCCTCTAATTTCATTAAATAATTGCTGATCTTCAGGTCTGTTAGTCAAGAACACTTTAAGATCTCTAAATCTAAGCTCAGAACCATTTACCTGTACAAATGCAGATTCTCCTGTATTTGTAATGTAAGAAAGAGTTGATTGTGGCTTCTTAGCTTCTACATATAGAGCAGCATCAATGATAGCTTGATACAATTGACCCATTACATACTCGTGAGCAACAAACAATGGTTCCGTTTGAGAATAAGATTGTTGAACAGCTGTGTTAGTTCCTGTGGCAGATTCTGAAGCTGATATAGATCCCATCCTTTGTCTACTCATACCTATAAGTTCCCAACACTCAGTCTTCAATTGCATAGCTAGATTATATCTAGACTGTATCTCCTGGGTTCTTGTTAAGTCAATATCTCTAAACTGGTTAAATGATGAAGGACTCTTTAGGTTCTCTGGAGAGTCATCTATAAATACAACACCTCTATTACGAGCTTCCATTTCCCAAACATCCAATGCATCCTGTGCATCACCATCTTTAGGAATAGGTACGTGTCTGATGGATGTTAAATACACCTTACCAACTTCCTTCTCTAGAAGCTTGTAAAGCTGGTTCATACATACATTGTATAGCACCTGGAATGGTTTCATTAAGTCTACCAAAGATCTTGCTTCTGTGTTCTTCACCTCATGAATAAGTCCAATGATTGGACAGTAGTTAAGAAGCTTGTATGGTTTGATGTGGTAGATGTCTGGACCAATCTTTATACCTTGATACCACTGATTGATCCATCCCCACTCTAATGATTGTTGTGTAGGAATAGTTCCACTCTTATATGTTTCATCAACAAGCATAGACTGCTCATTACCCAACTCATCTTCATATATAAGTTTTCCTATCTTTCTCTTAGATAGCCAATAAGCTCTAATCACTACATACTTATAACCAAATGATGATACGTTTGATGTAAGACCTAAGAAGTCTTTCAATCCATCATTATTCTCTTTCATCTCTGATTCAATAATCATCCTTGTCTGGAGAACAGCTGGGTCATATGTATCGTATGTCACTGAATCAATACCAGGACTAACCTCTGGATTACCAAGATTAGACTCACGTACATTAATCAATCCATAATCCTGAAGAGATGAACGTAAATGGTCAATCTCATCTTTAGTTAAGTCAGGAACAGACTCAATAATCTCAGAAAGTTCCATAACTTGAACCGTCCCAGCAGCATAAGCACCTTGTGCTCTACCTGTGGGATCTGAAATATATTTTCTATCAGGTGTACTAAGAAACCATGTGTTCTTAGGATTTGCAACCTCAATGTTAAACCCAAGTTTTGAATTGTCTTCATATATGTGATAGAATTCTCTTGCAGAAATAAGCATATCTCTGAAAGCATCTTCGCTTTTTTCTTTTAAATTAAATTCAGCCTTTTGACATGTAAGAACGTGGTTAGCCCACTTCTCAGCTACAGATGTATAATCATCTAACTGATCTTGCACATCTTGCATTGTCATTTGATTAAGCTCTTCAGGATCTATTTCTTCAATATCTTGTCCTTGAGCAGCAAGACTTTCTATAATCTTACCTTTAGCTTGGTTTATTACATACTCTTGAAGAATCTGTGTTTTATATTGTAGTTCTTCAGCCTTAGAGTCATCATCAAAAGCTTTCACCCTGAATGTATCAGGTCTTTTGCTTATTTCTCCTACAAGTTCATTAATAGGAGTGGTCATTATTGAATAATGTTTTACATATGCAGGAAGTTGAAGATCTGAAGTGAGCATGTCAGTAAAGCTCTTAACTTGTGGCTCTTGATAAAAGTCTTCCATACGAAGGATACCCTTCACCAAGTCATAGTTCTTTACAAATGTATCTCTATTTTTTATATACTCAGCATAAGCCTTGTTTGCAAAATAGTCCATTGTATTCTTTATCCAACTCTCATCCTGCTTTTCCTTCTCAGTTTTAAATTGATCTGGAAATATATTCAGATACGCATAGCGTATAGTAGCATCTTTTGTATACCTTATAATTGCCATTATGTAAACAGTTTACGTTTTTTTGTATTAAATAGTCCTCTTGAATCAGAGAATAATGAGTTCTTTGACTTCTGCAAATATAATGCTTTTACCCTATCATCCCCAGATCCTCCCACTTTTCCCATTATAGGATCCATCTTCATAGCTTGTGCAATAGCTAGTTCTGCTGCTATGATTCTATCGAAGTTACCTGAGTCATTATACTGTATAATCTCCTCAAGAAGCACAGGATCAAATATCTTGCTCACACCAAAAATCTCTCTTGTCACATTACCATTTTCATCTGTTTCTTTGTGTACAGTTTCTTCCATATACTTCTTTAGACAGTTGTGAAGATAGTCTATAATCTTCTGAGCAGATCTGTGTATTCCATACTCACGTTTAACGGTGGTATTTGGAACCACTTCCATAAGCCATTGAGGTTGCTTCTCTAGATAGTGAGCATCTCCTTTTGCTTTCATGTATTCAATGAACGATATATCATCATTCTCACAGAGTGTTCTAGCATTGTAATACTTGATGAGAAGTCTTGCTTGTTCTTCCCAAGTTTCTTTCTTATCAGGTCTTGCACAATAACTGGCCACAAACATATCCTGATATTTCTCACCTGTAATATCATGCATACGTTTATATATGTATACAGATCCTAAAGATGTAGAATATGCAGACTGTCCTTGTCTATATGGATCCACTCCTGCTACATACAATCCATACGGAGGGTTCTCTATAGGGAATTCATATATAACTACAGGTGCATCCTTAAGATCGCTATTCTTTAGAGGAAAATTTGTAATAGGTTGTTTATCTGTAAACTCATGCCCTATTTTATTCTCATCTTGAAATAGGATGACAGGAGTTCCTGTTCTCTCATTATTAAGAAGTCTTGTCTTCTGTCTTTTAGCAGCCTCAATATCAAAGATGTTTGTATCCTCGTTCAAGAATATATCATCCACTTCTAATGGATAGTACATCTTCTCTTTAAGATAGGCTATCCTATCACCTGCTTTCTTGAGACGCTCTAGATTGCTAGTTGTTATTTCCTTAGCTTTCTCATCATTACTTACAAGCATCTTTACATTATAAAGATCACTTGTAGGAGGTTCTTTGAGAAAAGCTCCAAGTGTAGAATCTTCTTTAGCTTCCATTCTATACTTGTAGGAAATGAATAAGCCATGCACCCTCTTATCATCCTTCTCATTGTTATATGTAAGGAAGTTAAAATTGTCCACGTCAAACATCAAGGACTTTGCATCCATGAATTTCTTCATATCACCACCAGTACCTGTAAGGATTGGTGAACAACCCCAACCAAATGGTGTAGTGAAACCAGGCACAGCAGCCTGAAATCCTCTTAAGAAACTTCCTTTACCAATCTCATCTATAATGAGCTTACGAGGTTTTGTACCTGCAATAGCTTCCTCATTATTACCTTCATCAAGGTTACGTATAAGAATCTGAGAGAATGGAATTCTCTCTCCTGATTTAGTTTTAATTCCTAATGACACTTGGTTTTTCCAATTATCCTCTATTCTCTGCCACCTCCAAGCTTCTGGTAGGAAGTTCAACCCCTTATCAATCTTATCTGTAATAAGCTTTATATCTGGTGCGTTCAATCCAGCAATAATGTTCTGCGAGTTCTCATCAAACGTAGCACCCCAAGCTATGTAGGAACTTTCAATCACTGATTTAGCCAAACGTCTAATACCAAGTATAACTAGTCCTTTCTTCTCCTGTTGTGCTCTGTCTATTTCATTAGTGATGAGCCACTCATTATCCCTAAGATAAGGGTTTGCATACTTCTGAGAGATGCGTCCTCTCTCATCTATAACATCCACCTCTGTATTCCAGAAGTTGAGATGCCAATATAAAAATGGGTTGATGTAAACACCACCCATCATAGCACCATTCAAACATAGCTCTTTATGGAAGTTAAAGAATGGTTTATATTCCTCAGACTCCCTATCAGGAATTCTTGGCTGATTAATAAACCAGTCTTTATAATCTATGCTCTGTAGTTCCATTATTTTCTGCTTTTAAGGAAGTCTTCAGCCATTGAACTGAGTTCTCCTTTACCTCTCACCTCAACCTTTGCTTCTTCAATACTTCTTAGTTTCTCTACCACTTCCACTAGTGCAAGATAGTTTTTCATTGTCTCTTGAACAAACTTACCTTGAGCCTCTATAGAAGCAATCACCATTGGTAACATTCCTCCTTTAGCTGTAGGTTTCCATTCAATTCTGTCTTTTAGCTCATGTAAGGGGTTTGCATCAACATATGCTTTCCAGGATGTGAGCTGTTGCTCTGCCCAGTCAAGCTCTGTATTAATATATGTAGTTTTCTTTACTGCTGCCATTATTTGCTTTTTAAAAACTCATCTATTAGTTCACAAGAATCTTCATCACAAGCTGGTATATCCTTTTCTTTTGGCATATAGAATACACTACTTTGCTTTATGTTCATCGTGTTCAATAGACTTGTTGTATTATAACTTGCACGAAGAAGTTCTTTTGTATCATCTGAATAGGATAAGAACTCCTCTAGAGTGAAATGTTTATTATGTTCATCCTTTGATGCAATCTCAGTGTTATATATAACTTCCCAATTAATATTCGCCATTATCTTCTTCTTTAAATAGGTTATCAAGATCAAGCCCATCCTTTATAATCTTCTCAATCTCTTGATCATCTGCATGTGGAAAATCCATCTCAAGCTGCCCCTTGTATTTAGCAAAGGCATAAGCTAACTCTTTGTCAGTCACTCCCCATAGATTACCACATTCATCCAAGACCGTAGCTAAGTGTTTACCCATATTGTATTGTGGGTAGGCAGTATGTAGTTCTTGGAGAACGTGAAGTATTCTATTGTAATAGTTCACTTTCTTATTCATTGGTTTTGTTTTATATCAAGAGTCCTGCACTTGATGCTGTAAGCTTGGACAATCCTGGCTCAATAACATCTTTTAATAGCTTCTGAATTTGTTCATTAGCTAATTTCTGTGTTGCTTCTTCAATACCTGGTGTTGCACATAAAGCTCCTAGCTTCTCAATAACAATCCAGGCTTCTACTGCTGGGTTCATATTCATAATAGTTGGTTTAAATCGTCATCAGATAGGTCTATATCATCAAGCTTTTCCTTTAGTTCATCAAAGCTTTTCTCAGAATCCTTACTCATATATTCTTCACAAAAGGCAATACCTATAGTGTCCTGCTCCTCATTATTCTTTCCTACAATATCTATATAATCAAGGCCACTATTGTACACATCCATAAGAGCATTTATAAATATGCCTAATGGAATCTTCTTCAGTCTTATTTCATTACTTTTCTTGGCCATATTTTATATCTTTTTTAAGTTTGTCCTCTTGCTCTTCTGAGAGAACATCCATCCACTTCTCTAGAGGACATATGCAAGAAAGGCATTTTGTCTTTGCTGCAAGCGTGCATCCACACTCAACACAATGTGCATCTGGACGTAGAGTTTTATATCCCTTCTCTTTAGCGTTCTCAGAATGATGCTCACATTGTAAACAAATCTCCATTCTTTCCCTACTCGTGAGGTTGATGAACTCCTTCAAATGAGCTGGAGGAATAATTTTGTTTCTCCACCCCTCGTAAATTTTAGAAAAATCAAGCATTGGTTTTAGTTTTTAAATATTCTATGAATAATAAAAGACTACTATATTTAGACTCTGCTCCTTTTCTCTTATGCTCTGGAACAAGGTTGTTTGTAAGCTCATGTTCCATCTTTGTCTTCAGCCTCTCCAACATATCAAGCTTCTTTAGAGCCTTCTTATGATTGAAATAAAACTTCCCAAACCCAGAAATCTCCACACTGGCATTATCCTTCAGTGCATTATTGGCCTCACTAAACTGATGTGTAACCACAGCATCAATCACCTTCTCTGATATTAACATCTTTGGAGCTAGTGTCCTCACCAAATAATCCTTAACTGAAAGTGAGACTGGCTTATCCATGTATCAATTTTATTTCTAATGTAAGATCTTTGTTAAAATCCAGAATAATCATTGGATTGACCTTCACCTTTGTCCCATCCTTAATGAAGATTTGCATCTTCTTCAGCTTGGAAATCAAATTGTTAATCGTTGGACTCGTACTGTTATACCTCTCACAGAATTCCTTCCTGATGTTGGCATAGGAGATGTTCCCCTTAATGGCTGTAAATGCCACCAGCTGTATCTCCCTTTGTGTAAGCTTCAAATTGTTCACAGCTGACAGAATGGAATAATACTTCTCAGCCAATGAGAAATTGTCAGCCTCCTGCTTCTTCATCCTTTGTAATATAATCTTCGTTGGTTCCATATTTAGTTTATACAAAGATAGGCTTTATTCTAACATTATCAAATACAATTATTTAATTTATTGCTATATTATGCATCAATCTTTTCCTTATAGAACACAATAACAAATTCTATAAAGAAAAATCCTAATGTAAGTTCTTGCTCTACATATTCAGGATCTTCTACATCATGCTCTAAAAAGGAGATGCCTATATTATAATAAGGATTGGACAAATGCTTAATGACCAATAAGAAGTCAATATATATGTACCTATTCCAACCTATAACTAAAGCTGTAACATAAAGAACAGCAACAAACAACATCAATATACTTTCCATATAGAGAACTATTTTAAATTAACCTTCCCCACCCATCCACCCCAAAGTT